CGACACAATCCAAGCCCCACTTAGTGGTGGGGGTGCGGGGCGTCATTCTTCTTGGGGGGGTCATCGCTGCTAGATGCGAGGAGCAGGTGCTGACGCTGAAGGGCGTATCTGGTTTGCGGACACCACCTCGGGTATGATCGGCTACAGAGTTAACACGATGCAACTCATTGGTCAGTTCAGCATCGGCGGCGGCACCACGGGTGCTGGCGTTGACTTCAATGGCTTCATCTGGGGCGTTGCTTCTGGCGGATACACGGGTCGGATCGATCCCAACAATCCCAACGATGTACGTCGAGTGACCGTGGGTTCTGGCCCTTACACTTACTCGGATTTTACAGGGTTTGGATTAAGAAATTTTACGGCTCCCCGTGGTGGCTATAAAATGATTGTTGAAGGTTGCGAAAAACTAGACACCGACTGGATGACACTAGACGCCTCTACGACTTTACCACCAGACACCAGAGTAGAATTCAGAATCAAGGTAGCAGAGACCAGAGATGAACTGGCTGACCCAGCAATCGCTGTCTTTGGTCCTTGGGTAACTTCGGCTGATGGACAAAACGAATTGCCAGCAGACCTAAACGCTCTACCTCCTCATCGCTTTGCGGAAATAGAAATCTTTTTAGTTTCTACCGACCGAGAAGCCACACCAATTCTACGAGGGGTTGACCTGCGCTTCCAGTGCCAAATAGAAGAATAGGTGATATGGTTCTTTTTGGAGTATCCAATAGTAAGCGGAATAATATATTCTGTTGTGTTGGGACTTCCATCAGGCTTGGCAATTGTGTGGAGCCTGAGAGAATTTAAAAAACCAGCGGAAAAAGATGAAAGCCTGTGGGATGAGGATTGGGATTTATGAGGGCTGGCGATTTAGTAAGGTTTAAATACACTGGTGCGAAGGATGAAGTTTGGAAAATTGGATTGTTAATAGGTTATCAAACCTGGGAAAAGATTGCCAATATATTATTTGAAGGTAAACTGCATAGGATAAGAGCATCCTGTGTCCAAATTCACAAACGAGCCAAAAGAAAACAATAAGACTACTTATACCTACAGGGGAGGTGCTATAATTATGCAAGAAAAACTAGACAAATGGCTCGGAAAGTGGGCCTCAAGAAAACTAATAGTATGGGGAACTTCAACCGCTTTCTTGGCGGCTGGTTCAGTCACAAGTAGTGATTGGGTTGCTATTTCACTAGCCTATATAGGGTTGACTGGTGCGGCTGATATAGCAGCAACTTGGAAGCACGGAAAATGAAATCTATATGGTACAGCTTGAAATCCGGTTGGTGGAAGCTTGTACTAGGATTTGTGGTTTCGGCCAGTCTTTTGATATATTTTTATCGACTTCTTAAGCCCACGGAAGATAAGTTAAGGTATCTGGAAGCAATAAAAACAGAAGCAACAGCAGCCTTAAAGGAAAGTGAGTTGCGTGGTAGACTTGAAAAAGATAAGATTGGAGCGATCAAGGGAGTCTTTGAGGGACGCCTGAGAGATACTAAAAAAATAAACGATCGAGAAGAACGATTGAAGGCATTAATCAGACTTCACGAAGAACTAGACATTTAAGGAGAATAAAATGGCAAGCAATAAAAAATGGTTCAAGCGAGCTATTCGTACTTTGAGCATGGGGGAAACAGAACTTTGGGATTTGATAAAAAATAAATTGACCTCTGAGCAGGTAAGTTATTTTGAAAATCAGTTCATGGGCAAATCTGACGAGCCGCAAGTATCTACTACTACGGCTACAGTAGAGGTAAAGACTGAGACCACAGTGGACACCACTCAGCCTGAGATTAAAAAGAGTCCAACTAAAACTAAAAGCAGAAAAACACCTACAACAAAAAATGTAGGTAAGAAAAAGACTACTGCTAAAAAAGCTAAATCTGCTAGTAAGGAGAAATGAGATGGTAGACATTCCTACACTGGACATAGAGGACTATGATCCAGATTTAAATGAAGAAAAAGAAACCGTAGAAGATCAATCCGGAGGCGCTTTAACTTATGCTATTGTGGGCGCAGGTCAAGGCGGCGGACGTATGGCTAAAGCATTTTTTGATATGGGTTACACCAAAACAATTGCGGTCAATACAGCCCGGTCTGATCTTAATGGGTTAGATATCCCAGATGAGCAGAAGTTTCTAGTGGATGAGCATGGAGAACAGGGTGCCGGTAAAGACCAGGACAAAGCCCAGGCCGCTATTGAAAAGAAAGAGCAAGAGGTGTTTAATAAGTTCCGAGAAATTTTTGGGACTAATGTAGACCGTATCTTAATCTGTCTTGGAGTTTCGGGAGGATCAGGGGGCGGCACTGTTAATACTCTTATCAAAGTCGCTAAGAAATACTTCACCTACATTGGTATTGAGGATGTCGATGAACGTGTTGGTGTGGTCGCATCGCTTCCAACTGCTGGTGAGTCAGCTTCTCCTACCGTGGCTAAGAATGCCCACGCTCGAATGACTCAACTTTGTACACTTGCTGAAAAGGGCAAGATTGCACCGCTTATTATGGTGGACAACGAAAAGATTAAAAAGCTTTACCCCAAGCTCACGGTCAAGAAGTTCTGGACTACTATCAACAATACGGTTGCTGGTCTATTCCATGTATTTAATGTTCTTGCGAACAAAGATTCAGAGTACACCACTTTCGACGCTACCGATTATGATAGTATTATGAGGCAACCAGGCTGTATGATTATGGGTGTTACCAGCGTCAAGAACCTTGAGAATGAGACTGCTGTCTCAAGTGCTCTTAAAAAGAACCTAGAGAAGACACTTCTTGCTGAAGGTTTCGATCTTACAACTGCTACGGGTGCTGCTTGTATCGTTGTCGGCAGCGAGGAGATCTTTGAAGAGACGGCTGGGCTGATGGACAACATTGAGTTTGGCTTTGATACTTTGGCCGCTTTGACCGGTGGGGCTATGGTTCATCGTGGCATCTATGAAGATGCCAATAAGGACAAGTTAGTAACTTATACGCTGGTTAGCGGACTTAAAAGACCGTCCAAACGTATTGAGGGTCTTAAGAAGTTTTTGAAGTAGTATGAAGAGAATAATTACCCTCGTACTGCTCTTCTCGCTCAACGCTGCTGCGGCTGAGGTAGTCAAGTTTGAACCCCGCCCAGCAGTTGTTGAGCAAGAGGGCAGTACTTATGTTGGAATACTTCTTAGCGAAGAAGATTTCCGTAGAATACTCCAGAAGAAAATAGACACCAATGCTAAAATAGCGGATTGTATGGTCGATCAGAGAGTTTGTGAGAAAATGCAAGATTCTTATAAACATTATATTTCTCAACTAGAGGGAAAGCTTAAGAAAAATAACTCTTGGTTTGACAGAAATCGTGGAACTATCGGAATCCTGACTGGTTTGGTAATTGGAACTGGTGTTTCGGTGGGTATTGTACATGCGGTGTATCAGCGATGAATAAGGATTACGACTTTTTGGCTGAACTAGAGAAGTCAATTGCAGAAAAGTATGGCAAATCATCAGTCCAAGACTTCCGATCCCAGTGGACCCCTGCCGATGAAGAGGAATACCTTGAGCAGATTAAATCTTGCAAGCAAAAGACGACTTCATCATCCCGCCTAAACACAAAAGCAGACAGGACCTGTCCGGTATGCAAAACATATTCGTTTTCAGGCAGAGACGACCTATATATGAATAGGTTTAATACTTGTTACCCGTGTTATCGAGATTTTGTTAGCCCTAATCCCGAACAGTGGAGCGATGGAATAAAGCCTGACCAAAAGGTAATTGATGAAATCTTAAGGAGAAGAACAGATGGCTACAGTGTTAGAAATAATTAGAGGTTTGAGCCAAGCTGCGGCCAATGCATCGTATGATGGGTATGACTTGGAGCAAGAAATAGGATTAAAAAGAGAAGAAGGTCACCCCGTGTTGGACTCTAGGGTTATGGACGGCTTCAAGGTTCGTTTTTCGGGTAAAAACCTGATCATCACTTATCAGAGTGAGATGCGCCTAAAGGAGCTACATCCTCGCAATCAGTTTGAAAATGAAATAGAACAAAAGTTTTCCGATATTGTCAAGTTTCTTCAAAAAGAATACAAAAATATTACTAAGAACTCAATTTCCTTAAAGGCCTTGGCAGATGCTGATATACTGGTCCAGTCAACCTCCCGAATCCGTAGCTGGGTCCAAGCCACTAAGCAGTATGAGATTCCGGGCATTGGTGAAGAGGTCAAACCAAACCGACAGACTTCTATACGAGATATTGATAAGAGTTATGAAAAACAATTTCAAGACTTTCTGGACCTTAGTTCCGAAAAAAGACCGTCGAACGATAAGGCATCTAAGAACCCCGATACGCCGGGGAACTAATGCCATCCAATAAGAAGGAGGTCGTTGCTGAAGTAATTCGCTGCGGCAAAGACCCGGTTTATTTTTGTAATAATTATGCTAAGATTTCTCATCCAATGAGAGGGCTTATAGCTTTTGAGACATACGACTTTCAGCAGGAAGCCTTACGGGATTTCAAAGATCATCGTTTTAGTGTAATTCTAAAAGCCCGCCAGCTAGGAATTTCTACTACGGTTGCAGCTTATGTCTGTTGGATGATGCTTTTTCATCGAGATAAGAATGTTTTAGTTGTGGCAACTAAATTAGGAACTGCTACTAACTTAGTTAAAAAAATTAAAGCAATTCATAAAAACCTTCCTGCGTGGCTCAAAATATCCGAGATTGAGATTGATAATCGGACTTCGTTTGAGTTGGGAAACGGATCACAGGTAAAAGCTTCATCCACCTCGGGCGACGCCGGTCGCTCAGAAGCACTTTCTTTGCTCGTAGTGGACGAGGCCGCTTTTGTGGATGGTATGGAAGAGTTATGGGCTGGTCTCTACCCTACTCTTTCTACTGGTGGTCGGTGCATTGCTTTGTCTACTCCAAATGGCGTTGGAAACTGGTTTCATAAAACCTATACTGATTCTGAGACTGGGCTAAATGACTTCCATCATATTAAACTACCATGGGATGTCCATCCCGAAAGAGACCAGTCTTGGTTTGCCAAAGAGACAAAAAATATGTCTCGCCGGGAAATCGCACAAGAGTTGGAATGTAACTTTAATGCCTCGGGTGAAACTGTTATTCACGGAGATGATCTTACCCGAATAAATGAGACCATCATCAAGCCATACCGTCAGGCTGGGTTTGATAGAAATTATTGGATCTGGAAAGACCCCGAACCTGGTGAAGATTATTTGATGACTGCTGACGTCGCCCGTGGTGATGGGTCAGATTATAGTGTAGCTCATATTTTTAATATCAAGACAATGGAACAGGTCGCCGAATACCAGGGAAAAATAACCCCCGATATGTTCGCTCCGCACCTTTTCTCTATTGCCACAGAATACAATAATGCATTGCTCGTTATTGAGAATAATTCCCTTGGAATTGGGGTCTTAAGCCGCCTTAGAGATTTAGAGTATAAAAATTTATATTATAGTGTAAAATCAACTCACGAATATGTTGACGAGCTTACTGCTGAAGCAGTGGGGGGAGTGCCTGGTTTTACAATGTCTATGAAAACACGTCCCTTGGTTATATCTAAGTTTGAAGAATTCGTTAGAAATAAACTACTTACTATTAACTCTGGCAGGTTGGCGAACGAAATAAAAACTTTTGTTTGGCATAATGGACGTCCGCAGGCTATGAGAAGTTATAACGATGACTTGGTTATTGCGGCTTGTATTGCGTGCTGGGTAAGAGATACAGCTTTGATGTCAAACAAAAGGGAGTTGGAGTATAAAAAAGCTATGTTAACTTCTATTTCAGTAAGCACCAAAACTATCAACACAAAAATAGAAGGACAGCATGGGTATCGTGCTCCACAAAAATCTTTTGTGGGCACCGACGGACAACAACATGACCTAACTTGGATCATAAAGGGATAAAAGATGGCAGATAATAAGACTAATAATCCTCGCAATCAAACTTCGGCCTTGTTCCGACGCCTTACCCGCCTGTTTAGTGGTCCGCTGGTTGACTATGATAATCCGGCTGTGACTCGGGGTACTGCTCGCACAACCAAAAAGTATACTTTCACTTCTAGCACCGGTAGAGAATTTAAGAAGAAGGAGTATTATAACCCTTTTGGCGACCTCACTAACAAAACGCTTTTAGATCGTAGCAAGCAAGTACGATATACGGATTTTGAGCAAATGGAGTACATGCCAGAGATCGCATCTACTATGGACATCTATGCGGATGAAATTACAACCTCTACTGCCCTGACGCCTTTGGTAAACATAGATTGCCACAATCGAGAGATAAAAGATATCCTTCATACACTTCTGTATACTGTGTTGAATGTGGAGTCCAATCTTTTTGGCTGGTCTCGCAGTATGTGTAAGTATGGGGACTATTATCTCTATTTGGATATTGACGATAAACTCGGAATTACAAATGTCATACCCCTTCCTGTCCGGGAAATTGAAAGGCTAGAGGGGAATGACCCCACCAACCCTAACTATATCCAATATTTTTGGCAAAGTGCAGAGGGCGCTAAGGGTGTTACATTTGAAAACTGGCAAGTTGCCCATTTTCGAGTCCTAGGGAACGATAAATACGTCCCTTATGGAACATCTGTGTTGGAGTCCGCCCGACGCATCTGGCGTCAATTAACTATGCTTGAAGACGCAATGATGGCCTACCGTATTGTACGCTCGCCAGAGCGCCGAGTCTTCTATATTGATGTAGGTAACATAGCAGCAGAAGATGTAGAGCAATATATAGAACAAGTCAAAACGCAGATGAAAAGAAATCAAATTGTCAACGATCAAAGCGGGCAAGTCGATCTCCGCTACAATGCAATGAGCGTAGACGAGGATTATTATATTCCTGTACGAGGGTCCTCCAACAATACTCGAATTGAAACACTAGCTGGAGGCCAATTTACTGGCGATATTGACGATGTGAATTATCTTCGAGATAAACTTTTCTCTGCTCTGAAAGTCCCTAAGGCTTACTTGGCTCAAGGAGATGCTCAGGAAGATAAAACTACTCTATCTCAAAAGGATATTCGTTTTTCACGAACAATTCAAAGACTTCAACGAGTAGTGGTCGCAGAACTAGAGAAAATATGTATTATTCACTTGTATACGCTAGGATTCCGGAGTTCCGACCTCCTCTCGTTTAGCTTGACCTTGAACAACCCCTCTAAGATTGCAGAACTTCAGGAACTTGAGCACTTACGAACAAAATTTGACATTGCTGGTGCAGCTACTGATGGATACTTTTCTAAAAACTGGGTATATAAAAATATCTTTAAGTTATCTGATGAAGAAATCTTTCGAATCCAAACAGAACAGTATGGGGATATTAAACTTAGCTCTACCTTAGAGGCGATCGGTGCTGAGGCAGCAGAAGGACCTGCTGGCGGTGATATGGGTGGCGAATTTGACGAGGAACTCGGCGACGATCTCGGAGAAGATGATCTAGGTGATGTAGAGGCTGAAGATGAGGGACCTCTTTTGTCCGAGCCTGAACCGGGACAGCGAGATGACTGGTATAAACCAGTCACTGACCCTAAGTGGAAGCAGGGCGCTCGGAAAAGAAGCTACCTTTCTACTAACAATCTGGCCTCCTCCTCAGATCGCAACCTATTTAAAGGGTGGAGCGGAGAAATGAAGACTTTAGCTAATGGGGTCGTTGGCGAAGGTATGGATAGCGACGAAAAACAAATTTTCGAAGCCCAACATGAGCTAAAGAGACTTATAAAGCAAATGGAAGACAAAGATGAAACGCAAGCATAATAAAAAACGTAACACTGCTTTCTTATTTGAGGCGTTAGTGATTGAGCTAACAAAGTCTTTAGTGGAAAGCGAACGCTCCCGCACAGCTAGCATTAGAGAAATACTTTCTCAGTATTTCCACAAAGATACTCACCTATTTAAAGAACTTCAGTGTTATGAGGCTCTATATCCTGGTCAAAAATTAGATCGCTCCACGGCTGAAAAGCTAATGTTTCTTACCAAGAAAAACCATGATGAATTAGACACCGATTCGATTTTTTCTGAGCAGACTTCCGTTATCAACCAAGTAAATAAAAAACTTGGCCGCCATGTTTTTAATAATTTTGTCAAAGAATATAAAAACTATGCTAGTTTGTCTCAAATTTTTGGTGGATCCCTTGATTTAAAATCTCAAGTGCTTTTGGAGAACAGTGTGGCGGAAAGTCTTTGCCGGGGCAGCGATGAGGCTAAACCAATGGTGCCTGTGGACTACCTTGTTGTTAAAACTTTTTCGGAAAATTTTAATAAAAAATATGATACATTGCTGATTGAGCAAAAAGACCTCCTTGAAAAATATGTGGTTTCCCTCTCGCAGGCTGATCAGGTAGATTTTAGAGCGTATTTAGGATTAGAGATGCAACGTCTGGAGAAAGACATAAGAGAGTCTCTAAGTCTTCCGGAGGTAAAAGATGATGCTGATATGGTCAATAATACAGAAAAGGTGCTTCGGGAGATAAGGGATATAAATATTTCTGATATTTCCACCTCCAACTTGTTGCAGATCCTGAAACTTCAACAGTTAACTACTGAGTATCACAAGTAATGCCTATCACCATTAAAATTAACGATGCCGAAGCTGCTATTGAGAAAAAGGAGCCACAAGCCTCTGTTAGTTTAAAAATATCCAAGAGTTTATCGGGTAATCTTATTATATCTGATCATGATTATTTAGATATTATCATTGACCCAACTCAGCACAAAATAATAACTTTACCCAACCCTCAGGCGGATAAGGATGTGTTTTCTTATCAGCAAGATCTTTTTCAACATTTGTTTCACAAGGGGCTTGTTGAGAATCCGGCCCCGGAGGGCGGCATGTCTTATGGGGTTGTGGAGGCAAGTTACACTCCTTCTAGCGACGCCGAGGTTGACTCTGTACAGTCTATACTTTATCAGTTAGAAAAGTACTTACAAATGGTTGATCTACAAAACTCTGAAGCGGAAGAATACGATGACAATATCGAAGACCGCTTTACCGACCCGCCCCCAGGGGAATACACGCCCTACGGCTCTGTGCCTCCTTATCAAGATACTCCCCAGGGTAGTCAAGATAGTTATAATCCAGCCTATGCTTATGCAGGTTATGGATACCTTTACTAACGAAAGTTGTCAACTTTGTCTTTAATAAACTTGCTATACTATGTTTTGTGCGGGTATGGTTTAACCCAAATTTTAGTTTATTCTAAAATTCTTGCTCCACTTCGACCTACAGCCTATTTTTTTAACTGTCCAATGTGTGTTGGCTTTTGGGTGGGAGTATTTCTTATGTTCTTAAGCCCATTTACAGAACTATTTACATTTGATATAACACTAGCTAATGGGCTGCTGTTAGGCTCTCTGTCTTCAGCTACTTCATATGCTTTGTGTATGATTATATCTGATGGAGGATTCCAATATGAATACGGAGCTAAAGGGAGTATGGACACAAAAGTGGATGCTCAGACCAGTAACCAACTGTTGCAGGGGTAGCTGTATCGTGCGGGTAGCGCCCGCACTCAAAGGAGATAAAAATGACTAAAAAATATGTACTTCAAGAGTTTATGAATTTAGATTATAGTGACGATCTTCTCACAGAGGAAGAGCGTGATGGTAATCGCCAGGGCACTCACCTAATTGTGGCAGGCAAAATTCAAGCTGCCGGCAAAAAGAACGGCAACGGTCGTATTTACCCCAAGCCCATTCTTGAACGGGAAATGAAAAACTATCAAAAACTTGTTCGTGAAGGCCGAGCCATTGGAGAGTTGGACCACCCCGATAGTTCTGTGGTGGAACTAAAAAACGCTAGCCACCTTATCACGGAGGTCTGGTGGAAGGGGGATGACGTGATGGGGAAGATGAAGATTCTTGAGACCCCAGCCGGCAAGATAGCCAAACAGCTTGTAGAGGGCGGTGTCCAGTTGGGAATATCTAGTCGTGGACTTGGGTCAACCCGCCAAGAGGGGGGTATTACAATGGTTGAAGACGATTTCCAACTTCTTTGTTTTGATCTAGTTTCAGAACCCAGTACTACTGGAGCTTTTTTGGTCGCCGAAGGACAGGAAATAAAAACTCACCTTACAAAAGCTGATAGGATTAACCGAGCACTCAATGATATTTTAGGAGATGGCTAATGGCTGGCGCTGGTTTTGGTATCCCTGATGGCTCCGGTGGATTTGTTTCTAAGATAGAATCTGATGGAGACGCAAAGATAGGAAACTCTGCGGATGATGTGATTCAGATCACAGGATCTCTTAAGGTTGATGGCGGCGCAGTCTTCAATGAAGGTTCCGCAGACAAAGACTTCCGAATAGAGAGTAATCACGCCACTCATATGTTCTATATTGACGG